GAAGAAATGGAAAAAATTCACGCCCTGGGTGATTGTTACGTAAGTTTTTCAAGTTCAGAAGGAGTTGGTATGGGTGCAGTCGAAGCAGCATTAAGAAACAAACCAGTTATTATAACAGATTATGGTGGCGCGCCCGAATATGTCAAAACACCTTATACTATAAAATGCAGTCTTCAATACTTAGTAAAAGATGATTTTTTGTTTAAAGCTGGTATGCAATGGGGTAAACCAGATGAAAAACAATTACGAGAGTTTATGGAAGATGCATATACCAAGAAAATAAGGTATATGGAACACCCGAGAACCCATATGCTAACATGTAAAGAAAATGTATTACAAGAATTCGTCGCTAATGTAATTGGTGAGGAAAACGATAATACCAGTCAAAATAACGCCGGAAGTGAGTGAACCTCTCTGAGCGATAAGCATGGCAACGATATCATCTATGAATTTAATATTAGTTGGTTGTTTGAGTATTTCTGGTACTATTTTTGAAATTGCAAGATAAAGTACCATAGCTATTATAACAGGTCTAAGCGTTTCTTGATCTAACATCTTTTTATAATAGAGGAACATTTATTTTTGGTCTAGTTCCTAACACTTGATCATCTATTCTATGCTTTTTACAGTAGTCACCACACACAGCTTTGAATGTACATTTTTTACCCGATAATGTAAAAGCTTTACATATATTACGATTTTCGGAGACTTCTTGTTTAGGAACAAAATCTATAACTTGTATTGGGTTTGTTTTCTGACACTCAAGTTTCTTTTTTCTCATTTTATCGAGAATTTGTGCCATTTCTTCTGGTGTTTTTTTACAATCTTTCATATTTTTAGACACGCGTAAACAATCATCATAATTTTGAATATTTGATTGATGTTTTTTAGTGAGTACATTTACAGTATCACCAAAATTCGTCTGTTTCACAGATGGCAAAAAATATTGCGACATTTGAAATAATATACTTATTACGTAAAATAAAAATAACTTAGGTTAATAAAAGATGTGGTTCTTTATAAAACTTAGAAGAACATATAGCTTCACTTTAGGTGAATAATATAAAAAATAAAAACACTTACTTTAAAATGTATCTTAAGTGGACAGCAGAATGTTATGTATGTAATTGCCCTTTAGACCCGTGTATACATACAGATAATTCAGGAGAACGAATTCTTATACGTAAATATAAAAAATTGAGACCTATTTTTACGTTTAATAATAGTATGTATCTAAAATGTTTTGGTACAGCTGCAAAACGCGTTTGTTATGCATGTTATAAAGAATCTTTTAAAAATTTTAACCCCTCTGTATTCAGGGATCGTGAATGTGGTCGTATAAAAAATATATATCCATTACCCAAGTCAAAAACAAAAGATGAATTATTATATTGGTTCGAAGGACTAAAAATATACTTAAGTAAAAGACACGATACAGTATAAATGAGTGAAAGTATTCAAAAACTTACACACGTGGAACACATTTTAAAGCGCCCAGATTCATATGTTGGACCAGTTTCACATGTAGCTGAACCATATTGGATACACGATACTGGACACTTTGAAAAGAAAAGTGTCATGTATTCACCAGCACTCTTGAAAATTTTTGATGAAATTTTAGTAAACGCTATCGATCGAAACTCTATGTACCCAAAAAATGTAACATCTCTTGGTGTTTCTATCGATAAAACATCTGGTGAAATAACTATAGAAAACAATGGACCTTTAGGTGGAATCGAAGTTAAGATGCATGAAAAAGAAGGTTTATGGAACCCAGAATTGACTTTTGGTCATTTACTTACGAGTACGAATTATGACGATACACAAAAACGTGTTGTGGGTGGTCGTAATGGATATGGTGCAAAACTTACAAATGTTTATTCAACTAAATTTTCTGTTAAAATTAAAGATGGTGAAAATAAGTGTATATATACACAAGAATGGTCAAATAATATGAAAATTTGTAATGAACCCAAAATAAAAAAATATTCGGGTGCGACTTCAAGCGTTTCAATCACTTTTATACCCGATTGGAAACGTTTTGGTATGTCAAGAATGGATGAGACTATATACAAAATTTTCGAAAAACGTGTATATGATGCAAATATTTGTACATCACAAAACTGTAAAGTAAAATTTCAAGGTGAACCTTTACCAAAATGCACATTCAATACATACGCAAAAATGTATACAAAAACGGATGAAATGTGTACATTTATAAGTGACAGGTGGTCGGTATGTATCGCACCATCTGATGATGGATTTGAACATGTATCGTTTGTAAATGGTATATGCACTACAAAAGGTGGTTCGCATGTTGACCATGTTTCAGGAATACTTGCAAATGGTGTTATCGAAGATATGGCAAAAAAGATAAAACTTCGTCCCCAACAAGTCAAAAATGCATTTTTTGTATTCGTAAAGGCGACTCTTGTTAATCCAAGTTTTAGTAGTCAGGTTAAATCGGAATGTACACTTAAACCCCAAGATTTTGGAAGTAAATTTGAACCACCAAAAACGTTTATAAAAAATATTCTAAAAACGAGTATTCAATCAGAACTCACAGCACTCTCAAAGTTTCGTGAAATGAAAGAGCTCAAAAAGACAGATGGTTCTCGTAAATCAAAAATAACGGGTATCCCAAAACTCGATGACGCAAATAAAGCCGGTACATCACATTCTAAGAAGTGTACTCTTATCGTTACCGAAGGGGATTCTGCAAAAACGCTTGCAATTGCAGGTCTTTCAGTCGTTGGTCGCGATTATTATGGTGTTTTCCCACTCCGAGGTAAATGTAAAAATGTTCGTGACGCAAGTGTAAAACAACTTACTGAAAATAAAGAGTTTAACGATCTTAAAAAAATTTTAGGTCTTCAACAAGGTAAAGTATATACATCACTTTCTGAACTCAGATACGGTCGACTTATGATAATGACAGATGCCGATAATGACGGGAGTCATATCAAGGGTCTCATTCTTAATATGATTCATTATTTCTGGCCAAGTTTACTTAAACTTAATTTTGTTGTAAGTATGGTCACTCCTATTATAAAAGCAACCAAGGGTTCTGAAACAAAATCATTTTATACAGATTCAACATTTCGACATTGGTATGGAAATGGTAAATCTGGATGGAAAATTAAATATTACAAGGGTCTCGGTACATCTACATCAATAGAAGCACGAGAATATTTTAAAAAAATAAAAGACCTTACAGTTGAATTTGATACAGATGATTCTATGGATGAGTCTATAATTCTGGCATTCGATAAGACGAAATCTGATTTGCGTAAAACATGGTTACTTGAAAGCACTGAAAAGAAAGCATCAGAACTAGAAATACCATACGGAAACGTAGAACGTCTTGGTATTTCCGATTTTATCCATAAAGATCTCGTAAATTTTAGTCTCGCCGATTTAAAAAGATCTATTGCACATGTTTCCGATGGATTAAAGCCGTCTCAAAGAAAAGTATTATATGCATGTTTCACAAAAAATCTTACATCTGAAATGAAGGTTGCACAATTGGCCGCATATGTTTCGGAAAAAACATCATATCATCACGGTGAAGTATCTTTAGCAGATACAATTGTAAAATTAGCGCACGAATTTATGGGATCAAACAATATAAATTTACTTGAACCATGTGGTCAATTTGGTACACGACTCATGGGTGGTAAAGATGCAAGTCAAACTAGGTATATTTTCACGAAACTCGCGAAGAATGCTAGAACACTCTTTGACCCCAAAGATGATCCAGTTCTAAAATATCTGGATGATGATGGTAAACAAATTGAACCCGATTATTATGTTCCAATTTTACCAACTGTTTTAGTAAATGGTACAGAAGGTATAGGTACTGGATTTAGTTCGTATATACCACCATTTAATCCAGATGATATTTGTAACAATATAAAACGTGTCATAAGTGGAGAAAATGTAATTCCTATGAAACCATGGTTCAATAAATTTACGGGGCGAGTTTTTAGTAATAGTGAAGGTTTATGGATTACAGAGGGATTATGGTCGTGTGTAAATAATAAAATAAAAATCAGCGAACTTCCACCGGGTAGATGGACACAGGAATACAAAGAATATCTCGATACACTCATGGAAAAGAAAAAAATTACAAACTACGTGAATAATAGTACTACAGAAAGTATAGATTTCGTCGTAGAAGGGTATACAGGTGACGATATAATAAAAGATTTTAAACTCCAAAAAACATTTCATGTATCAAATATGCATCTATTCCATCCAAGTAAGGGTATTTATAAATACGAAAGTCCAGAAGAAATTCTATTGGACTTTGTAGAAATACGAACAAAAACATATAAAAAGAGGAAAACGCATCTTATACATGTTTTAAAAGAAAAAAGTAAAAAAATGGAAAATATGTCAAAATTTGTTGATATGGTTATACATGAAAAACTTATTGTATTTAAACGTAAACGTTCCGATCTCGAACATGAAATAGGGAAAATATTTGATAAAATAGATAACTCTTATGATTATCTCTTGAATATCAAAACATATCAATATACACATGAAGCGGTACAAAGTCTCAGGGAAGAAACAGAAAAAATAAAAAAAGAACTTGAATTATTACAGAATATGTCTCATATTGATATGTGGAAAAGTGATTTAAAAAATATATAAATAGTAAGTAGTAAGTATGTGTGATACATCTGGACCAAATACTGGTTCTATATTATCACTCAACGCAATTGGTAAACAAGATATATACCTTTTAGAAGATGATCCTATTCATTCACTCTTTAAGTATGAACCAAAAAGACATGCTAATTTTACAAAGTTTCATAAGAATTTAAATATTAATAAACCAAGTAATGCCTTGGCGTCGTGGCCATTCGGTGAAACTATAAAAGTTACATATAACCCGCGAAATATGGGCGATCTTTTAGCAAATATGTACGTGACATTTGAACTCCCCCGTTTAACGGGAACTGATAGTTATTATGCAGATCAAATAGGACGACATATTTTTAAATCGGTAACCATGCGCGTCGATGAAACAGTAGTAGAAAAATATCATGGTGATTGGGGAATTATATATGATGAATTATACCTCGACGAATCCGAAAAAAGAACAAAAAGATACACTTTAAATAGAAACAATGCAGAGGATACATCTTTATTATCTGGTAATCAGGTACTAGCACAAGCTAAATCTCGTGTTTATATTCCTATACCTTTACTTTTTTCACGTAAGTATGAAAGTGATGAATATGAAACAAATAAACCAAATCGCCCTTATTTTCCAATATGTGCGATTCATAAACAAAAACTTCAATTCGAATTTGAATTTCATAAACAGTCCTTTTTTACAAACGAAACAGATACATTATCTTTGAGTGAATTTGATATTGTTACTGAGGAAATAACACTCGAACCATCTGAAAGAACTTATATAGCAAATAAAAGACATGTACTTATTACAGATATTGTTAAAAAACATCCTACTTTAGATATATCTACAGGAGTAAAAAATACAAAACTTGAACTTGTTCCAAATATACCTGTTAAAACGTTAAACTGGTTTTTTAGACAAAAATCTTTTGAAAACGAAGATGCAATTACAGGTGGTACAACTCTATTTGCAAATGTATTTGCAAATAGATATAACTTTTCCTCGAATGTAGAATATTCTGTAAATAACGAATTTTATAACCCACCAATGGCAAAGGCTAAAATATTTGTAAATGGTGAAGATATACCAAATATAGAAGATAGCGATCATAAATATTTCAAGTATGTTGTTCCATTTTCAAGTCGTTTATCAAGGCCGTTACGAAACATTTACACATATGCATTCTCGATGAATCCGATTAATGTAGAACCATCGGGGATGTTAGATTTTAGTCAACTACAGTCAAATAGAACTGTTTTAGATGTAACTATGGAACCTGGACTTACCAGTGATTATACATTACATCTTTATTATGTAGGGTACCAAACATTCATTTTTGAAAATGGTGTCATGACCCTTGTTTAGAAAAGAGCGCATTTTTATGATCATGAATGTACTCAATTATATTATTTTTTATACACCATCTTATGAAATTCAGCTGTGCTACAGTCGTATGTATTTCATTGGATGTACCCGGAACAGTATATGATATCTTAGACGAACGACAAAATGGATCAAATAATTTTTTACTATACCCATCTAAACTTGATTTATATGCACAGTGTACACTAAATATTTTACCATCTTTTGTCTTATACGATAAATTATTTTTCTTAGAATAGTTGGTTATAAACCATTCAAGGTTTCGTAAAGAAATACCACCAGTTTTATTTAATATTTCTAAAAGAGTAGCTCTATTCTCGGGTATATTATAAAAGGTATCAATCGATGTTAGTAGAATAGCTGATTTATTCATTATTACAATAATCCACGCAATTCTCTAAATGACTTTCTTGATGTTTCACATGCCGGACACCCGGGTTTAAATATACATTCTGTTAAACTATGTGTATGTCGTATACCTTCATTATTTTTTGGAGTCATTTCTATTGGACTCATAAGCTGAGGTTGGTCAATATGACTCCCACACATCCCATTAAATTTAGATCTTGCAGTACAGGGTGTGCCATCTTTTTTAAAACCTTTACAAAATTTAGATGATAATTCATTAGGAATTAAATTACATAATACTTTTAAACTAATACCCAATTCTTTAGAAATTATCATACACATATCTAAACGAGATAAATAATTATCTTCTTCTTTGTGTTTTTGTATGATTGGTCTAAAATCGTCTATAAGATCATGCTTCTTTTGTTTTCTAGACATTATTTTTTATACGTCATTATTTTTTAAGTGTTTTGAACATATCACTAATTTTTTGTTGTCCTTCAATATCAACCTCGGTCTTTTTCTTCGGTCGGCGTTTTGGTTTTACACGTGTTAAAAGTTCACCGAATATTTCTTCTTTTGGATCTTCAAAAAGTGGTTCTATTAAATCACATACGGGATTTAGAAACTTGTTTATGAAATAATAATTATAATCAACTTTTAAATTGTGTTCTTTTGCATATTTAGGATCCTCAGCCTTTTCATACGCCTTTGCCTTTGGATCTCCGGTATCAAGAAGTATATAAGGCACTCGATCACCTGATTGTGGTTCCGAACCGGGTTGTCGTTCCCGCATTTTATTACGAACCTGAACATGTGATAAGTTTTGAGACTTATATGTATCGGATAAACCTTGACTTAAAATAAGCTTTTCATTTGGTACATCCCCTTCAATAAGTTCAATAGCCCTTTGTAAAGCAAGTGCCTTCGGTGGTCCAGTATCACTACTTTCTAAAACGACGTCTAGAAGTTCTTTACATACTTCACGCATATGCGGGGTATTATCTCTTCTAACCAACTGAAGACCTTTAACGTCTATATAATCCATGTTCATGTTCCCATCTTTACCTTTTGTCCAGAGTTTTGCCGCATACCGCTTCTTTGAATATAAAAAATATGGACAATATACCTTTTCAAGTTCGAGATTATTTGGTGCTTTGAAGAGTTTAGTACACTCTTCCGCGGCACGTTCACCAATTTCCCAACTATATTCAATCGCCTCTTTTCCTTTACGATTCCCGACATCAAATTCAACCATCACGGAATCGGTATCGCCATACCTGACCTTTGCACCCGGAAAATTCTTTTCAACATACGCCTTCGTCTCATCAATCATACTTCTACCCTTTAAGGTTACCGTCGATGCAATTTGTACACATGGTAACATTCCTTTTGCTGCACCTGTAAAACCATATACAGAGTTCATGGACACTTTATACGCTAACTGTTTACCATTATACATTTCTTTTAGAGCGCCAGTTGATTTTGCCATATCCTTCTTAGCTTGTTTACGAAATTGTTTCAATTCTAAAAGAATACTCGGTAAAAGACTTGGAACATCTTGTGCAAATTTATAAAACCCAAAAGTTTCATATTTTACACCTGGAATATCTTCATACTTAGAATCCATAACAAGCGTTGAATAACATAAATTATGCGCCATCATGATTGATGGATACAGACCTTCAAAATCCAGCGCTGTTATTGGTGTATAATAGGCACCTTTCTGTGCGTCTAAAACGGTCGCACCTTCATACCCAACCGCAGAATACTGACCCCATGATATTGTTGGAACCATGAACCCCATTTCACGCGCTTTTTTTGTTAGTAAACTAAATACTTTGATTTGTTGCCCTCTTTCAACTAAATAACATAGTGGAACCCATGTCGCTTTAGCCATTTCCAGGAGATTGATAAGTGTACACAACTTTGATAATAATCGATGTGGTAACAATGTATCCTTAATACAATATTCGGCAACCTCTCTTAACTTTATAGGATCTTCTTCAACAAAACGTGCAAACATTTCTTTAGGTGGCATGTCAATTTTATTATCACCGAGGTACAGTTTCGAAACATTATCAAGTTTATATGAATCAAGTTTATACCCTTTTTTTACCTCGTGAAACAGATCAAAAATAAACCTACCTGGCATAGGTAATATCTTAAGGTCATTGTCACCAAGTGCACTCGAAGATAACTTCTTATATACAAGTTCACATGAATGATCCTTCAATTTACTCATTTCATAAAAAGATGAGTCACATTTTGTGATAAATGCACGTTTCATTATATACTCTAAATCAAAACCGAATATATTCCACCCGGTTATAATATCAATATCATTTTTCATGAGATACTCCTTAAATGCCATAAGCATTTCACGCTCTGTTGCGTAACTTTTAATTATACACCCTTCTAATTCTGAATCAGTTTTTTTATAACAAAAACACGTTTTATCATATGGTATTTCCGAACCAAAATGTGCAAGTGATATAGCAATTTGAAAACATGCATCATCTTTTACATCCGCATCGGGAAACTTACCAGTTGAACTATTACACTCAATATCCACAGATGCCACTACAAAAGGAGCCGTCTCATGGATATCAACAGGTTTAAGTGTTTTCCAATCATTACAGAACAAATCTATATCAACGTGTGCTAAATGTGATCGAACACATGCATCTCCAGAATCCATCCATCCAGTTGACTGAATATTGGTTCTATGCATTAATCTCAAAACAGGATCCAGGTTCGATTCATAGACTTTATACTTTATAGATTCATCGGGTAATGAACGTTTTAGTCTACCATTTACCATACGTCGCGCCGCCAAATTCTTAAAATTTAATTTCATAAATATAAATTTTTCATTATTTTGAAATCCCCAAACATCTTTATTTTCAACAACATCATAACTTATCAAACATTCAGGACACGCTTTATTAATCTTTGTATATAAATTGCGAATATCTAATTGTGTCACTTTCTTTGGAAGTTTCACGAAGAAATATGGTGTAAAACTCGTTGTGACACATACAGATTTACCTTCTTTTGTTTTACCAAAAATACTAATCAAATGTTCGTACTCTGTATCTTGTGTTTCCCAGGTGAGTACTTGGAATACAACCATTTTATATTACTACGTCAACGCCTGATTTTTTTAATATAGTATAGTAGTAAATATGTCAGCTGCTTTGATTGATCTTGTCTCAGTCGGTGCCCAGGATGTCTATATCACGGGCGATCCTCAAGTCTCTTTTTTTAGACAAAACTATAAACGTCACACAAACTTCGCCATCAAACCCGAACGCATGGATTACATCGGAACGTTTGGTGCGAGTAATGAAGTTGTTATTCCAATTAGATCCAAGGGGGATCTCTTAAGCTATGTATGGATTGAAGCCACAAATATTAACCTTAAAAACGATAACGCCGCAAGTTTATTCAGCTCGGCAGCTGCACCAACCGAATTTTCTTTGTATGTCGGTGGTCAGGAAGTGTGTAAAATGGATTCTCTCTTTGTTGCGGGTGTCCATAACGTTCTCTACAACGAATCCCAGGCTAAAGCATCTTGTGCAACCACGTGCTATGGTCCAGGTGTAGCAACTAATGCAACAAATAACATATCTTCGGGAAGTTACGTCATTCCATTCTTTTTCAGTGAAGATTGGACCAAATCTCTCCCACTCGTCGGTCTTCAATACCACGAAGTTGAAATCAGAATTAAGTTACACTCCGCATT